CCGGAACCTCTCGCACACCCTCTTTCGGAGGTTAGTGTAGCGCTCACAGTATTATTTCAACTATGTTTCACTACAGAATGTTTGAGACCTACTTACAACCCTTTATGGATTTTAGAGAAGTTTGCCTTTTGAGCAATGCCTCTAGAGCTGTAATAATCATTAATCATACCAACTAACGTGTGCGCACATAAAGTACGCACTTTGTTAACGTAAGATCGATGAGCTTTCAAGTTCCAAGCGATAGAAATAACGCTTAAGTCTTTACTAAAGAATGTTTTAAGAATTGAATCTAAATCATCAGTAGCAGCAGAGTGGATAAGTAATTCCTGAGCGGCTTTGGCATCTTCCGTTGAACGTATAAAACTTTCAAGGTATAACCAAAACATCGGGGAAACAAATAAGGTCAGGACACTAAAGTAATCCTGGAGTACAGTTTTCGTAGCAGCTAGTCTGTAGAAATTCTTGTAAAAGAGACTTTCCTCAGCCGCTGTTTGAACAACTGCCTTATCTGCTTCTGCAAGAGCCGCAGCTAATGCGTGTTCTTTAAGAGCCCCAACAAATAAATTAGGGTCAATTATCTCAACACCAACAATCCAACTCAACGTTTCGACGTCCAGGTGGTGAAGTGAACCGAGGTGACCTCTAATTCCAAATACACTCAAAACTACTCCAAATCGTTTCACCTTAAATGGGAAACTTTTTAGGTAGCCTTTAAATGCATCTGAAAAGTTCAGTAAACCTCGTTGGTTAAGATCCGCGAAAAGAGTTGTAGCCATTAATGGTCTACGCGAAGTTGCCAGGATTGCTCCTGGCCCGATCGGCGATACATCTAATGTACGTGTTCGGAGTCGCTTAGCAAACTCAAGTAATTCTGTTGAAACAACAGTTTTACTCATGTTGATACCAACCCCTAACGTTTTCATTATGTTTAGATACTCAGCAGCAACGTCATCGTCCTGGATTACAACATCATCTCCTAAAACGGCATAATTATCGAATTCACGGTAATTAAGTCGTTTAGCAGCTAATTGAATAATCAAGTGATGGGTTAATGCAAGCATCGCCCATGAAGAATACGCTCCCATAGGTTGCCCTACAGCGTACTTAAACGTATGTTTATTGTAGAACCAATTAAAGTCTAACAAATCTCTCCACAAATTTCCAAGTTCACTCTCTAAACCATTTAAAATATCGACCTGAAGTCGCAATGGTAATCTATCAGTAGCACTACTAAGATCGAAACAAGAAAACTTGTCTCGATTATTTTCAAAGCTTAGTAATCTAGTTATAGGGGCATTCTGATCGAAGGTACCGTCTGTGGGTAAAGTCTTCAAGAATCTAAAGATAGATTTATGTAAGGGTTTTAAACACAGTTGGATCCACCAATTAGTTAATGCAACTACTCTAGCTTTACCAGCTTGATCGTAGACTACAGATAAACGACCCATATGTGGCTTAGGTGATAGGTTCAACAGTTGTAGAATATACACTGGAATACCAAATGCTAAGATGAGTGTTAGTGAGATTAAATATCTCCAACTTTTAGTTTGTAAGAGTACCTTATAGACAGTCACTAACTGAAGCGGGCTGTGTAGTAGCGCTAATGCGTCTACAGCACAACTTGCCGTCGCTTTATTACCGTTGGGCCCCGCTGACTCTGAGATAAATCCAGAAACTTTAGTTATTCTAAATCTAAAGCCTTTTGTGAAATCTCTAGAAAGTTTAGCAATCCCGTCTAATGACTGGGAAAGCCCCGTGAAAGAGCCAGTTATGGACTCAAAATCAGGTTTAACTTTCGTTGGGAAAACTCTGAATATACTTAACAAAGTCAATGTAGCACGAGTAATCTTTCCACTTTCTTCTACTAAGCTTAATTGCTGTCGTATAGGAAATGGGATTATCACTGGCAGACCTTTTGAGTCTACCTTAACTCTAACTTTCGTAATAGAAAGCTTATCCGGCGTACCAGCTAAATATCGCACCACCAGTCTCATTGATTCTTTTAAATATATAAAAGCCCAATTGAAACCGTTGTGTGTGATTAATTTAATGATACGACTAGATAGAAGGGTTAAGTCTTCTTTATAAGCAGGTGTTTGCGTGATCCAGATTGCGACCTTTGTGTAACGATGAATTTCCTTAACAGAAATCCACGCACGCGAAGGCCGCATTGTTCGCATTTTAAGAAAGTTAATAAAGTTTATTGTAGCTTTGTTAATTAGTATTAAAATAGAACAAACTTGGTTTCTCTCAATTGTGCTTCCGCTAGGGGGCTAGCCTTCGGGTTAGCGACTTCTGCGAAGAAAGTCGTTGATACACTTCCCAAGTTTGTGTTGGACTTAATCACCAACACTAGCTTGACCGGACGTACCGACCGTTAAATCGGCATGACATACTGCTAGATCGTCACCCATGATGGGAGCGAAGGCGCGGTTGGGCTCACAAGCGAGGCCTTACCACAGTTTTACTAAACTGGGGCAGATGCGATGAGCTCTTTCGAG